CGTTAAGTGGAGTCCACTCTGAAACAATTGCTGTGAAAGTATATGAAGGTGATGTTGCACTTACGGTTGAAGTTGGTGATACCACTATTGTAGTGGTACTTCCCAAAAGTGGGTAAATGGTTGCTTCAACATTTGAAGCTGCAAAATCTTGGTGGAATTCTAAAGTCACCGAATTATCTTGCAAGCCGGCAACGCGAGTTTTCGCTGCTACTGAACCAAATGCTGATGTTTCAATTACATCATCTGATCTTGAAAGTGAAACCGAAGCAATATGATCACTCAAATTGACTCCGTTTACTGTCACCTTCGCATCTGTTAATACGATTCTTGCCATTTATTTGGCTCCTTCTTGAGTTGTTACTGGCTTGATTGACGGTGTTGAATCTGACTTGATATGCAAACTTTCAACAAGTGCTTCAATGTTGACACCTGCTTCAAGTAGTTCTTTTTCGGTGAGAGTGTCACCTTTGCTTTTTCCGCAAACCTCTAAATCTGAGGTTACTGTGTAGCTCATTTGTTTCTCCTTATCCCCAAATTGTGAGGCGGTAGCGGTACGATAAATAAAGATTGCCTTGCGAGTCATAAGTTCCTGATTCGGCGCTTAATACTCGCAAAGTTTGAACTGCGCCCCCCAAGGTGCGGTCACCTTCAAGGGCGGCCTTAATTGAACCTGCACCCGAACCTGCCAAGTAAGCATCTAACTTATCTTGACCCGAACGGGCATCAAAGCGTTGCACAATCACATAAATATCAACATTGGCTTGGTCTAAACCTCGCGCATTGTCAATATCAAATGTGAAATCTAATTGCCCCACGATGGCGCAGGGTGGCGTTGGCACCTCAGGTATTAAGTCAAATGCGCGAAGCCCTGAAATGGTCTGCAAACGGTTTTTAAGCCCATCTCTGACGGTGCTTACATTCATTTAGCAATGCCATTCTGCTTGCGGAATGGGCGAACAAGTGCCTCAACATCGGCATCTAATTTGGCAGAAAGTCGAACTGTGCCAAGGTCGGGAGTGCCAGCGATTCCAAACGGTGATTGACGGCGAACAAAGAGGCGCGAAGCCTGAATTAGCGTTGCCATATTGATCTCAGCAGGTGTAGCTGCCCAACCCCAAACGCCTCTCACGCGTACTGCTTGAGGTAGGAAGTAGGGGAAAACATAACTTCCAACTGCCAAGATGCGTGAATAAGGCCAACCTCGGCGGGGATTATTGACAGGTTCGGTCAAGAAATCGCCTGTTGTCCAAACGCTTTCATAGGTTTGGTTGAAATTGTCATCAGTTGCAATTTGAGTGATGCTGACAAAATCATCAACAGGCAAAATGTAAGCATCTTCAGGGGTGTAGTAACGATAAACAGGTGAACCCGTAGTTCCATCGGCGTAAAAGAATCGCCCGGTGTAATCATCAATCATTCGGCTTGCTGAAGTTATAGCAGCTTCAAGCGGCATATCATCAACGCTGTCGGTTATTGCCAAAGATGCCTTTAATTCGGCAAGTGTGCAGTAACAATTAGTTAGAGCCACGAATGATTCTCTTTTCTGCTTTAGGCAGCATCGCCCTTTCTAAATCAGGGGCAGCCGTTGCGGTTTCTTTTGGCTTGCGAGCTAATCGCAAAATTCTTTTCAATCTTTCCATAATTGGTGGTGCCGTTCATCTAACCAATAAGACTTTTGATGCGGCAAAATTGCGCCTGTGTTTACATAAATTGGGAAACCTAACGCCCTAATTCTACGGCAGAAAAGTAAATCTTCACCAATCCAATTGCCATCAACAGGGCCATCCCAAAACCAACACCAATCGGTGCCTTGGTTTTTGTCTGCGGTTTCACGCATTTTTTCTAACACGCTGCGATGGATAAGCAAGCAACCTGTTCCCGCAGCATCAATTTCAAAAACTGAATTCTTATCGTACTTATACAAGGGCAAAAAACCTTCGGGTGCATCTTGAAAGATAGCAGGCACCGGTTTTGGATACGGTGCGCCTTCAATTCCAAATCCTGCAAAAACTAAACCTGCCACAACAGGGCGTTCTTTATCGTGAGCAGTTTCAAGCAACTTATCAAATGCCTCAAGTGATAATTGTTCATCACTATCAATTAGCAATAACCAATCAGACTTTGTGCCATCTAAGAATTGTTTTACAACTCGGTTGCGTTGTTTTGACAATAACCCTGAACCTTTAACGCGAACAAATGGGCCAAGTCTTGCTGATCTTGCTTGCGCTAATTGAATGAGGCGATAAGCAAAAGCACCATTGACGGTGCCAGGGTCGCAACTACCGATTGAAACTTTGTGAGCTGACTTCATAGATTCCCCCGAATCTGTGTTGGGAAGTGTTGAGAGGGTAAGTCGGGGGAGTCTTACCCTCTCAACACAATCAAGAAACCTTCAGATTAGAAGGTTGGTGCCACTAAGCCTGTGCCTGAAATAATTGAGGCAGCAAGTGGGTAACGCTCAGCAGAAAACGCTGCATAGCCGTAAACAACTGACTTAACTGTGAGATTGCCTGCGCCAGTAGCATCGAAAGACAATGCGAATGGTGAGCCAGGTTGTTCCCAAAGGTGCATCTCAGGTGCGGCAACGCAATAGATTTCATCTTGGTTTGTAGCAGCGCCGTATGCAGTACCAACTGAAGCATCTGTGATGATTGGAAGTCCAAGCATCTGATAGCCGCTGTTGCCATAAGCTGAAGCGCCTGCTCCTGTACCAATTGCGTTCATTGGGCCACCCGCAGCAGGAACTACTAATGGGCGGTTTGAACCATCAACGGCAGCCATCAAGAAAGCAAGGCGGCGTGGGTGCATAATGAAGTGAGTTGGTGTTGTGAATGTGTTTGCCTGAACTTGCTGAATTGCATCAGCTAGTTTTGGATAAAGCAAGGCAACTGTTGGTGTTGTTGCTGTGAATGTGATGGCATTTCCACCTGAGTTACGGATTCCCTTGATTGTGCCTGCTGTACCTGCACCGTTAAGAATCTGATTGTCAAGTGTTGTGTGCCAAGAACGGATTAAGTCGGCAACGATGAAAGCATCAATGCCTGTTCCGCGCTCAATTGCTTGCTTTGAAATATCTTGCTGACCTGCAATTGTGCGCACATTGATTGTCAATAGTGTGTCATCTGCATCTGTTTCTGAAACTGCATCGTTCTGTGTAACCTGAACGGCTGTTGAAGTTCCGGTGGTCATTCTGCTTATATTCAGGGTCATTCCGGATACTGGCAGAGTGTGCTTGCTTGTTGCAAAATCCGCTGTTGGGCGGCCTGCGCGAGCAAGTGGTGCTGCTAGATCAACAAGGTATTGTGGAATAACAAGACCATCAAATTGAGCTGTTCCGACATCGCGGCGCTCAATTGATTCTTCGCGGATATGGCGAGCAAGGCGCTCATTGGCTGCGAAATCTCCGCGTGAAGATGCTGCGAAAGCATCCTTTACGAATGAAACCTCAGCATCAGGTGAGTATGTGCGAGCTTCGCGTGTAACAACTGCGCCACCCTTAGGTGTAACAACTGCTGCAACTGAAGCACGAACCTCAGATGCCTTAGCATCTGCAACTGCTTGAGTGTTGAACTTTTCAATCTTTGTATCTAGTGAGCGTGATTCTTCAACCAAGGCATCAACCTTTTCGGTTTCCTCGGCGGTTAAGTCTGTGCGTTCTTCAGCGGCAACCGCTTCAAGAACTGCATCTAGTTCAGCCTTAACTGCATCACGGCGCTCAATTACTTTGTCAAGAAATGACATTTGTTTTGCTCCTTATGAGTTTGTTGGAAATTTTGAGGTGGTGGCGATGGTTCTCACGGCGCTTTAAGGGTGTGAGTGTCGCTCCGACTTCATCTGCTGATTTTCAGCAGAAATTTATTTTGTGTTGTTTACAATTGCCTTAGCAAGGCGAAGTGAGATTTTGCGAGCTGAATTTTCTGTTGGTTCAGGTAGCGGTTCAATGTAACGCAACTCTGACATTTTATGACCAACCAAAGTTTCTGTTGCTTTGTAGCCATCTTCAACTTCTTCATAAATGCGAATTAGAACCGCAGGGTCACCTTCTTCGGCTGTAACGCTGAAATCAGTTCCCGGAATACCTAAAACGCCTTCTTCCATAATGTGTTCAATGCGACCTCTTGCGGTGCCGCCACTTGAATCCCATTCAACGAAATCGCCAACCTTCTCGCGAGATTCTTCTTCCATCAAACCATCTGCGCCTGTAAGCATTGCCATCATTTCAACGGCGCGCATAATGTAATCGTGACCTTCGCTTAAATCTTCAAAAATAGTATTCAAAACAACCAAAGATTCGCCTGTAACTTCACGGCCTTCTTTAACTGCATCAATTGCTTTGCGTAGCGCTTCGCGAGCCTCAACTGAGGTGGTTGGGTAGGCAGGATAAGTGACGATTGAAACATCGCCATCAGCCAAACTTAATTCAATTAGGGTGCGAGTTGAACGATCTTCGCTCCATTTTTGACGAATAACACGGAAAGCAAAACTCATTTGGTCAACATCGCCGCGCTCAACTAATTTGTAAAGGTCGCGACCTTCGGTTGTATCGGCAATTTCAGCATCCATATACAACCCGCGTGAATCCTCAGTTAGGGTTAATGTGCCGTTCTTTGTGCGAGCTAGTGGCAAACCTTCGTGATTGATAAGCAATCGAACATCAGGTGTTTCACTTAGTGTTTTACGAAATGCGCCTGAGGCAATTCTTTCAACGAATGGAAGTGGAACGCTTGGGTCATCAAAAACTTCGGCATAACCCGCAAGGCGCATTGTGCCATCCTCAGCCTGTCGCGCTTCAACATCGCGCACGGTAAAGGTTCGGCGTTCAATCTTTTTCATTTTACTCCTTGAATTGGCTTCGGCATCTAAGGCATCAATCTTGCGTTGCGCCCAATTTTGCGCTTTATCGCTGAAATTAGAATCTCCACCCCAAAGCAGCCAAGCAACTAAACCTGCGCCGGGATATTGAGAATTTGAGGGGTCATTATTTTTTGGGGCTTGCCCATCAACTTTATGACGGGCAAACCAAGGTGCCATCTTGCGAACTTTGTTTTCCGATACTCGACCTGCTGCCATTTCTCGCGCTTCGCGCTTAGTTGCATCAGTTAAGCCATCTCCCCCGAAACCTTCTTGGAGATATTTCAAACCGCGAGCTGCATTATCACGAATGAATTGCGGAACACTTAAATCAACTGCCCGAACTTCGCCCATTGGCTCAATTCCTTCAGCAAGTGAAACGGCAACCATTTGATCAACTGCGCCTTGCTTTGAATCGTGGCACCCAATAGTTTCAAATGACCCATCAGAATTTTCTTTAACGGTTGCCCAACCTGAACAATCGCTTTCTTTATCTGAAATGTAATAAGGCATCAGACAGGATAAGCCGAACTTGGGTCGGCAGGGTCAATGCTTGAAATCTGTTGTAGCTGAGATGAAGGCAAACCTGTGTGCTTCATATCAGGCAAACCAACGGCATCTGTGACTGCCTTAGGGTCAAAGCCAACCTGAATCAAGTTAGCAGCAATTTCTGCTCGCAACTTCAAACCAACATCCTTGGCATCTGCGGCATCAATGTTTTGTAGCGGCACACGGTATTGGTCACCTGACTCAACAGGTGACAAATCTTCAATGGCGCGAACATCGTTCAAGCTCAAGAAACCTTCACGCAATCCCTTGGTGTAGGCATCATAACGCTCAAGAGTTGTGCCACGAAGTAGCGCATCAAGGTTGAAACGAATGAAACCATCAGGTTCAGGCAACAAAGTTGAGAGTGCCTGCTCAATTCGCTCCAAGATTGGGCGCAATGAGTGTTGAACAAATGAAAGATTCTGCGCTTCAACTGAGGCAAATGACATCGCACCCGCAACAGGATGACCTAACAGGCTAAGCGGAACGCGAAAAATTCTGGCTATTTCCTCGACTGAGAACCTGCGGGTATCTAAAAGCTGGGCATCATTGGCGTTAATTTGTAGCGGTTTGAACTGCGCACCACCCGAAAGGATGCCAATTTTGCCCGCACGATAAGGCCCCGTGTGAGTAATGTTCCAATCGCGCCCAATATCTGATGCTTGTTCCTCGGTTAAATCTCCGGGAACTTCAATAACACCGCCAGGGTTGGCAGCATTGCCAAAGTAAGCGGCAGCATAAGTATCGGCAGCCATAGCTGAACCAATTGTGGTTCGGCAGGCGGCGATTGGGCTTAGCCCGTAACGCTGACCTGGCAAACGGAATTCAGGAATGTGAAGAACATCTTTGCCACTTAATTTTTGCTCATAGATGCCTTGAGCATCTCTTGCCTTGACATAATAAACCAAAGGTTCATTTGGATTTGGGCGTTCAATGCGAACATCGCGTGGGTCAAGTACCCAAAGCTCTTGAATGTCACCCATATCATCGCGCAAGGTCATAATGTAAGCGTTGCCCTCAAGTTTGAATGAGGAAACAATCTGCTCATAAAATTCAAGGCGAGTGGTTTCAGGGTTTGGCTTTGTCACCCATTCAGGTTGCT